GATTATGGCTTTCAATCTTCAGGTTTATCTCATGTGGGGTCAATTCCAAAAATTGCGCCGGGGTTAGCCCCAGCGTGCCTATGCAGGTTCGGTATGCTTCTTCCCAGTCGTATTCTTGGACTCTTTGGGTTCGATAGCAGCTTTTGCCCTGTATATCACTTCCAGGTCTTCCTGCCTGGATGCTTCCCGGTCCTTCCTCATTTTCTCCTGAGACTTTTTTCGGTCAGCGCCATATGAAGCGTCCACGGCGGAACCCAGCGTTTCCAAGAATTCCACATACCGGCTTCCATCGTCAAGGTCGCCTCCAAGTAAGAACCTGTCCCGGAGTTCTACGGCATCCTCAAACTTCATATTACGCCGTTCCGGCATACCACCCATGATACCCTGCCATAGGAGATAGGCCTGGGCCTCAACGTCGCCAGATACGGCCATCATGAGGATGTCAGGAAGGAGCAACCTTTTGTTTGGGGTCCCTAAGAACTCCCCGGCCTTTTTCTGGATTAGTATCTGTGCAAGCGATGGGAAGCGAAGGATATATTGCTCCCCATCTATCGTTATTGGTGTAATTGCGTTTGACATTTCTTCACCTTATACTGTATGATATACTAACGGCCCCTTTCCCTGAATGGTGATATCGGATTCTACAATTTCCTCTAGCTTCAGGTCAACATGGATGCCCTCAACCGTTCCGATCCCTGATATTATCTGCTGGCTGGCACTGCTAACATCAAGGTAGAATCGAACCAAGATGTCAGTTCCTATGAGGGACAGGTCTGATGAGTAATCCCGCCCGCCGGAAGCATACAATGGGCCTGCTGCCGTTAATGTGCCAGATCCATCAGAGCCCGCCGGATATGTAATTTCCCAGAGGTTTTTCAGCGTTGCGTCAGCCTCTACTAAGGCCTTTACAGCGGCGGCGGTTGTGGTGTCGGAGACGAATGTGACCGTTGTCAGGTTTCCCACGCGTGAAACCGATGCGGGCGACCCCGCAACGTACTGCACCCGCTCAAGGTTGCCGCTTACTCCTGCTGTCTTCCACTTCCAAATCAGGCCCGCGTTTCCGCTCAGCATCTGAACCCATGCGTAAGCATACCAGAAATGACGGTTAATTGTTGCAGTCCAGTCCTGCAGCGTAGGTATGTAGGCCTTCCACTGGGTTGCGGTATTCAGGGTGTCTGGAAAAACCGTAACGTCCCTTTTGTCAACCTTCGGCTCTATGCTAAATCCATAGCACCCGCCAAGCCACGCCGGAGTGAAATAGTAAGCATCCACGGTAACCGCCCCGGTGGTGTATCCGGGAATAGTAAACATGCCCGCTGCGTAGTATATGACGCCCGGAGTGGTCGGCGTTCCGTTTACCTTTACGGTAACGGTCTTTGTGGGGTCGAACCACGATTTAGCCCGGTCAGTGATGTAAAAGGTGTTCGTACCTGATATCTGGGAGCATGCCCCGCCTGTGACGGCCTGGCTAGCGCCGGACGATATAAATATGGAGGCTAGACCTCCATTCTTTGCCATAGTTTTACGCCTCCATCAATTAGTTAATTCACGCTACAGTGATGCCGCCGCTAGCTATCTGCAGGGTTACGCTTGTTCCGGCACCCTCAACGTCGTCCACCTTTGCGCCCAGCGGGAAGGAGTCGACCCACGCTGAGCACTGGCAATAATTGGTTGCATTAAAGTACAGTTTCAGCGTCTGGGGTGTTCCTCCGAATGCCGCCCAGAGAGCGGCCTGGCCGGCGTCTGCAAGATCAAGATACGCCAGGGTCAAGGTTATTGTGGCATCTTTAATAGTAGCCATGTAGGCCTTCCAGTCCACCGTGCCGGACGACGCGAAGGCGGTAATGTCCTTCTTGTCAATCTTCGGGTCAATCTTCCATTCAGATACGCCGCCAACGTTTTGGCTATTAAATTCTACTCTTCCACCCCGCCCAGAAAGCGGGCCGTCCATTAAAGTCATCTACTAAGTCACCTCTCAACTAACACAAAATTTTGACAACAAAGTTCTGCGAAAATATGGATCTATTCTTGTCATCGCGGCCAAGATTTGAAACCTCACCAAGTGCGCGTATGACAATGATATCTATACCATTTACTGTAATCCCGCCGACATTATGCAGCGCGTCGCCTATTTCGCACATTTTATTAAAAGCCGCTGGGGTGCCTTGTGGCGACCCACGCACTTCTATGTGCATTTCCGGCGATCTTATCCGCTTTCCTCCGAAAGCGTCAATAGATTCTCTTCCTGGCCGCGGGTAAAGGCAAACTACCGCGTCCGGAGTCGCCGCCCACGAATGGATGAAGCACGGCCAGGTAGCTACCGCGGTAGCGGGATACGCTACTACACCCTTGGAGTTTAGATACGTCGCCACAGCCTCTAAATATCCTACCATGTTCACCCGATCCCCGATAGAACGTCGCGCATAAACCCGTCCATGCGCGAATATTCGCTTTCATCAAACCACAAGGCAGTATAAAAACAAATTAATTCGCGAAGATCTATATGATCTTCGGCAATAATACACTCATCGGTAAGCGTCTATCTCCCCCCCGCCCGGTGGCCTGCCCACCTCCCCGGTGTATATGTTACCGTCGTCGTCGTCCTCTTCTTCGTCGCCGTCCAGCCCTTCAGTGAATCGCGCCATAGAATTTCTCATCGAAGCCTGAACCGCTCTAGTGTATGTTCCTGGAGGCCACATTATTTTCATAACGTTTTTAGTGGCTATGGCCACGGCGGAATCATGTGCAAGGTCCACACATTCTACCATTGTGGCCGAAGCACGTATCTCATCACAGGCCGTATATGGCACAATGCCACGGAAAAAAAACCTTAGCTTTTGCGCCAGCGTTTGCGGCTGCTCCATCACTATTACTTGCGGTTTCATGTTTGTGGATGGCAATTTTTCACCTCTTAGGGGTTCCTATTTCAATTATCTGGCCGTTTTCAAACTCAATCCACGCGTTTTTTACCCCGGCGGCTGACAGCGCGTCTATAGCAGTGGCGGTTTTTAATAATGCAATTTGTGTCATTGGGTCTACCATAACTTCACCACATAATATAATATCATATTTTTCCATATATAGCTATAATGGACGCTATGGCAAAAGACAAAACACCAAGAACGGCGATAACGGATATCCTAAACGCTTCAAGCGCGTTAATGCGCGTTTCGTGATCGTGTAATTGATTGCACTGGGTGTTGATCTTTTGTAGCATTATTTCCGTGCGCTCATCAATGCGACCAAGCAATTTATCAGTAGTTTCCTCCACAAAACACCACCCGTCACTTCCCCGGAAGCGTCCATGCTAAGCGGGACGATGTAAACATTACCCTTACTACTGCTACCGCAAACAATGCAACGGCGTAAATATCCTCCGGAGACACCCCACCTATACCGTACATTTCCTGTATTTTACCAAGTATAAACCCTATCAGAACTATGGCAAGTTCTTTAGAACTTAAAACCGACTTTTCGTTTTCCGCCATTCACTCCAGCCTCTTAGCATTTCCTTTTTGAATAATCCTTTCCGCCAGGTCGGCGTTCAAATCAAATTCTTTTCCGGCCACAAACACGCCCGCCGATCCATCCGGAAGTTCGACGGTATGGGTTTTCAGCATTTTTATTAACATAAAAAAATAAGAATTGAAACGGGATTAAAGGTATGGTATATCCGGTGAAGTGTTATTGCTTTCGCCGTAAGAGGTTTCATTAGCGAACTGCAAAAGCACCTGATCCACGCCTTCGTCTTCCTGGACGGCTTCAACCATTCCGGAATAATAATGTCCGTAGTTAGGCATCTGCCAACCAGTGTACGCTCCCAGCTCATTCTCAGCCGCGAACATTTTGGCTACCGAAGGATCGACGCCGCTAAGTTGGATCGGGCCGGATGGCATTGTGCGGTAGGATATGCTGTCAGATGGAAGGCCCGCGAATGCCATACTAACCAGGGCCAACAGTGTTATCGCGGTCATAAGTGCTGTACGTCTCATGCCTTTCTTACCCCCTTATGAGCATCTCTATATGCTATTGCGATATCTGGATCAAACCCGAAGTCCCGGATGTATTCTTCTTTTGTCAGATAGCTGCCCTGGGCAGTAACGTATGTTTTTCTTCCCACTGCATCCTCCAAGACACCAACCGGAAGCGTCCACTCAAACGATTTTGGAGGAAGGCATCCCAGCGCTTCGCCGTACAATTCCTTCTTTTCGACTACTACATTCACCGCGCCGCATCGCCTGCAAACGTACTCCTTCGGCGCGGCGTCTACTTCTACTACATTTTCGCAGTTATGGCATTTTAATTTCATTTCGTTATCACCTCATTTTATCGCGGCTTTAAGGGCCGCTTGAAACTCCTTTTCCTTCTCCATCAATGGGCCACGAAGATAATTCGGACCGGTGCCTGGATGGCTTGGCATGTAATTGGCCTCATGCATCTTTTCAGCGTATGGAGTGTTAAAACTTATTTCAGCTCCATTACTTATATTATTAACTGTCGCCGAACCGCGCAAAGCCCCGGTGTCGATGGGGCAAACATTCACGGCATCGCCTTTAACGGCCTCTGCGAACCTGCGGCAAACCTTCAGCGCCTCCGAATTTATGGGTCCAGTAGCGCGTTTATTGTCCCAGTCAACCTTCACCATATTTTAATTCGCGCTCCATATGATGAATCTTCACAACTGATTCCACCATCTTCTCAAGCTCCGCCCGATCCTTGAACCCCGCCCGCTTCCAGGCAGACAGGGGATTTTCGATCATCTCAATCTTCGGCGCATCTTCCGTGCCACGATCTACGGTGATCATGCTGTCGTCCAGGAAGGCAAGCTCTGCAAGATCCGCCTTTGCTTGGTCGGCGAACTCAGGAATCGCTAAGAGATTTATGTAATCCTGCTTGGTCAGAAAGCCTTTTGGATATCCTCTCATTTCGCATCGCCTCCTAAACCGGCTCCGCGGCAAAGCGACCGCCGATATTCGACTTCGCGCCCCACGGCCAAGCGTCCAAAGCCCGGCACCGCGAACCGCAAGACGAACCAGCAGCCCAATAACCGCCCGCAGGCAGCTTAATGTCTCCATATGTACCTTGCTTATACCTTGACCCTTTTGAAGACATGTTCTGCCATGTCCAAGTCGGAGCAACATCTGCAGATGGGTTACCAGATATTACTGTCTCTGGGTCACCTGATACCGTAACTTGGTGTGTGTGCGCAGTTGCTCCATCGAAACGATAACCCTGCTCGTCGAGCCATTGGTACATCACTCCACACATACCAATGCAGCCGTAATGGCTGATCATGCTACGGCCCGCGGTATCGAGCGGGAATGTTACCGTTCCAGGATCGGCGGAGTTTGCGATGTTTGTTTGCTCATTGCTGCCTGTAGCTGCCATCTGAAATTCCGCGTCTCTCATCAGTCTCTTGTTTTGAAGCCGGCCATATTCGACGAATGTATTCCAGTCCTTTCCATCCTGAATAGTGGCACCAAAGACTGATGTGCACGTCGTTCCGGTTCCTGACGCAAGATATATATCGCACCACAAGGCAGGTTCGCCGTCCGATGGAGTGAGACTGATCTTAACCATGCCCTCTGGTGGAGAACGCGGCCTATCAATCAGATCCCAGATGGAATTGAACAGGATATCTCCCTGGATGTAGTCTTTATAGGGATGCCCAGACGGCAGATTAATGCAATCTCCAGGGAGACAATGAAATCCTCCTATCTTCCTACTGTTTTCCGCTGTATAGCCAGCCGGCCACGTGGTCGCGGCGCTTAGGACGATCTTCGGAGAAAAGCCGCTTTCAGGCTCACAAACGTAGATGTAGAAGTCCTTGCCTGCGCGGTTTGCGGCATTGGTGTAATCTGTCGGAGTCGTGGTATCCCACGAAGCCGCTACGTTCAGGTCCAACTCCACGGCTTCTTCTAACTCATACGCGTGCTTCCCAGCACCGCCGATGTTCACTAGCATGTGGCTGGGAGATACTAGCGTGCGCCTGTTAGTTGTCGTATCGCTGCCTTTGTTCCGCCACATACGGTTGCGGGTGTAATATGTGTCTTGCCTTGCTGGAAGGCGATTTAAGAACCCCATAAAATCACGACTCTAATATAGCCTTTATATCCGCTATATCGGCTTTTATTTCCGCGATATCCGCACTAATGGCAGAATCCCCTGCCATCACCAACTCTCCATCGTCGTTCACGCGCATAGCTTTGATGACACCTGCGGCGGTTTTTCCATATTGGACAAACGCGCCTATAGTTTTATCGTAAACAATTTCACTAATAGTCATAACAACACTCACCTCAAACGCGGTTCATGCCAAGCGCCGCGATCTTGAATTCGACTCCACCCCACACTGGAGCACACTGTACGCCTATCACCGGGTAGTCGACGCCTCCGATTGATATGATGTCACCAATATTCATATCATCTTCGGTCTGAATGAACGCATATTGAACAAACTTTTCTCCGGATTGGTCGTATGTTCGCACCAGATCATAGAACAATATACCGCGAATGGAGCTAGATGATGTAGTTGGATCGCCGTATCCGTTCACTCCGGTTATGTTTTTCACTGTGAACGTTTCCATCAAACCGTCGTAAGCATCCATCAGCCCCATTCATACCGCCTCAGACGCATGAGCTACCCAAAACTGCAACTTCCGGCTTGCCGCGCGGCTCATAAGCCCGCTAACCGTCTCCGGAGCGGTAAGGGTTTCTGAAAGCTTGCCACCTATGCTATATTGCTTTACGCCTTGTGCACGCAGCCCATCCCTCCCTCCGGAGGGACCTTGTCGGAGAATCTCAAGCGCTTCAAGGCAGCAAGCATCCTTGATTGCTTGAGGTATGAGGCTGTAATTAGCGTCTCCACATTGAAAAAATATCTCCGACTCCGGAGCGTGCCGCGCCTCAAGTGGAGGTATCCTTGGAAATTCGCGCGTTTGTGAAACGCCATATCGAACGCCTTTCAACGGAAGGGTATCTATATGGTCGCTTGCTTCGACTAACGCCGCGGCTTTTTGGTCAGCAGTCGCGGCGGTCCACGGGGCTATGAAGACCACATGGGAAGCCAGCCAGTTTGATGCATCGGCTGGCTGTATATAGGCGTCGATATCTGGCATTTCATCCTCACTTACACGATGTAGTAGACTACAACGTCATTCCCGCCCGGAGAGGCTATCGTGATCGTGTTTTCGGATAACACAGCCGCGTTTGTGTGCACGGTAAAGTCTCCGAATTTAGCCGAATTTACCGCCACCAGCAGCGTTGTATTGTACGGAAGTATCGTGTTCAACCCCAGCGCGGTTCCTGTTCCGATTTTTAACGTCTGGAGCGTAGGCTGTGTAAATGTGCCTTCTACCTTGGTAACTGTTTTAAAGGACTTTACAGTGCTCTTTGCATCGGCTGAACTGCTCCATGTAAGGTTTTCGTTAATGCTAGAACCCGCGATGTCCACGCCGGTTATCTTCAGGCTGCCTGTCACAGCGCCGGAAGGTGTCACAAGCACGTTTCTAGGTACGTCGGGCTGTCCGTCGAACGTAGTAAGTGATACCGGAATGGTAACGTTGTTTTGTACCTCCGATGCTATTTTATCGTCGTCTGAGTTCGCTGGCCCGGCGATAGTGTCAATGGATATATGGCCCACTGGGTTCATTCCGCCGATGCTATTGTAATATCCTCCAGGGTAAAAGGTATCCTGGGCGGAAACCAGCCCCGGCATAATCAAAAGCATCATCAGCCCGGCCATGGCTGTAATACCCTTTCTCATGGCTATCAACCTCACGGCACCAGCACAGCGAACGGCAGCCCGGAAGATCCCTTGACAAGTGTTACAGGGTTGGGAAGCTGCCATCCCATTCTCATAGTCACCCTCAGCGCCACCATGTCGTCCTGGAATAGGTTATACTGAAGATCGCCGGTGTTGCTATGAATCGATGCTTCGGTAGCTACCTTGAAGGTTATATCCTTCCTGACGGCATATACGGCCTGGGAGAAGTCGCCTACCACCAGCAGGGCCTTTGTGGGGTCAAACGCGCCGTTGTTCGGGAATGTAAGCGGAACGCCAGCCAGCCGGTAGTCATTAGGCGAACGCATATCGTTCATGAAAATGAACTGCCCGTCTGTTGTCCTAAGGCCCCGGAGCTTGCCCATCATGCTAACGGCACCCATAGCGCCGTTCACAATGAACCCGCTCTGCTCCACAAGGGAGAACAGCCCGTTATCTGCAAGGATAGCTCCGGCCAAATCCGCGAAGTCCTTATTGGCTCCCACCTGATCGGAGACATCGACCACATTACCCTTGTCGGTTGCCTGGGTAACAATTCCGTCCGGCCACGTGTCGGGTCCAATATTCCCGCCATCGTTAAACAGGATAGCGCTATCTACCTTTGCACCTATGGCCTCCACCAGCCGCGGCTTGACTTCGCCCCACAAATCGTATCCTCCGCTTGCCATGTCCTCTATTACAGACTCCGGGACAGGTACAATAACTGCAAGCTCTTCAGCTACCAGGTCTACCCCAGTCCACGCCATCTTAGTAGTCTTTTTTGTTGCGCGGGTTTCCTGCACGGTTTCCCCAACAAAATATGCGGATGGGAATGTGGACATTACCGGTATCTTAAACGTCTGTGCGTTCATATCTGGCAGCTTCTTCATCATCCTCATGCAAAAGGACGAAGTGGGAAGCGCCTGTATAATCTCTTTGCTGTACTCATCTGGCAACAAACTTGTGTTTCTGCCAAGCACCCTATTGTAATCCGTCTCACTCATTTTAGTTCACCTCAAAAACTTAATCATCTGCCACGCCCGACTTGATCAAGAATCATCTTATTGAAGTCTGAGCTTGTGGACGTAGCACCTCCGGCAGGTACCCGCCCGCCTACGCGGTCTAATCCGTGCCGCTTCTTAATCGATGCAATAGACGCCTTAATTTCATCCTCAGTTATGCCCTTGATGTCTTCTATCCATTCTGGGGGCAGCCCGGACTCCCTGGCCAACTTCGCGCGAAGCACATCTGCCTCAATAGCCGCGGCGCGAAGCTCAGCCTCAAGCGCCTTCTTCTCAGCCGCTTCCAAGCGTTCGCTTAGTTTTTGTGCTTCGGTTTTCTGGCTGTCCTGCATCGCCCTAAGACGCTCTAATTGAGCCTTTGCGTCGCTTACGGGCATACCAAATTCCCGTTCAAGCTTTCGCATCTCCCTAGCCCATCGGCGGTTAAACGCCTCATCACTAATCGATTCCTGCTTCCCAGCCTGTTGGTTCTGTTCAGACTGTGCCTTCCCGCCCGCTTCGGCCTGCAACTGCACGCCGTCCGGAGCGTCAATTTCGTTTTCCATCTCATTTCACCCGCGAAAATCGCGTATTTTACTATAATAATAAAATTAAAGTTCGCCTGCAAGCCGCCTAAGAGATTCTCCGGCTTCCATCCCGGCTTCCTTCATGAGCCGCAGTAGCTTTCTAGCGGCCTTTCGCTTTTCGTCCTGGGGTGCTTCTACCCCGCCGCGTGCGCCCAACAGCGCCGCAGCAGCCGCACGAAGCGCGTTTTTGTTGTACGTTCCGTCAGGCTCTTTTATAGGAAGCTTGCACTTCGCTTGTGTTTTGTCTTCGCCTGGCGGATTAACATCGATCAAGCAGGCCCTGCAATATTCGTCCGTGTCGCGATATCTGCTTGCAGAGCCGTCCCATGATTTTTCCGTGAATGGCATTTCGTCACCTCATTCTTTTAGTGCTTTCCATGAAAGCGATATAACGTGTTTGCATCCGGGATGAAACAGTCCTGCACCCCTGGCGTCGTCCAGTGAAGGGTATTCGCTTTTTCCTGAGAGGCTTAGCGTCCGGCCCTCCCACGGTACGCAAATAGGACACGCCCGCGCGTGATGTGAAATGATGATTAGATCTTCGCCTTCTTCGGCAAGCCGGTTTATTGTGCCTTCGCGAAAGGCCTGTTTAGTGGTTTCAGTAGCAACCAATTTAGCGTACTTTGACAGGCTCCACTTAGCGCCGTTTTTGGCCACAAACCCAGTTATACCGCGTTCAGCAAGGGAGTCCCTTAATCGTCTAGCGGCTTGCTGGACGGTTTCATAGCCAACCACGGAGCCCCGTATGGACTCAAGCGCAAGCGTCCTAAATATGTCGTCAACCTGGCGGCCAATTATCGCGTTTACGTCTTCCAGCCGCGCGTATGTGTTTTCTGCAAGCACCTGTGCGGCCTGCTGATGGATCTTACCGAAGCCGGTAGATATGCCTACATCTATTCCCATTTCAGCGTTCGCGTACCTGATGCCGTCGATGTAGCACGCGGGTATGGCTTCTTCGCACCAAGTCCTTGATCCTTCCAGCAATTCGCCGCGAATTTGCCGAACCCGGCTAAGGACCTGCTGCTGGTATGCCGCTGTTCGGCTTTCCGGGTCTTTTAAAAGCAGCCGGTTTATGTCCGAAAGCATTTCTTTTTCGGCTTCGTCATACAGTTTTATCAGCCGCTTAGCCTGTGCTTCAGAAAGCGCGAATTCCCCGGCCATTCAGGTTTCACTCCTCCACAGCGGGCAGGGTCACCACCGGCCCGGAGGCTTCAGCCGTGCCTCCGGCCTGGCCCCCGGCCTGAGCCGCCGTGCCGTGCAACTTGCCTAATGCTTCCTGCAGCGCCGCGCCTTCCAGATTGAAGAGCAGCTTAAGGGCCATTTCATCCCAAATCAGCCCCTGGGTTTTCAGCAGGGTTACGTTCTGCACCGTCTCCCTAAAGTCATTAGGCAGTCCGTCTTGCCACTGGATTGATACGTCTTCAAACCGCGCCGCGCCCTTTACACCGTTTGCGGCTTCAAATTCAGAAAATAGCTGCAGCTCTGATCTTATTACCGGGTCAGCAGCCAACTTTAATCTATCTACCTTCTTCAACGGAACGAAGAGCATAAGTCTTAGCGCCGTGCCGCTAACCTGTGCCCCCAACTTCGCAGGCTCAAAGCAAGCTTCGCACGTTTCAGACACGATATACAATTGCCGCATTAACGCATCTATTTCACTGAACGCCGCGGCAAGCTGCCCGTCCCATGTGATGTACTGGGGGGCCATCCCTTCCTTCGGAAGCTCAAACACCTTGAGCTTAGAATCATAAACAACCTTTCCGGTATCTTCGTTTCTGTGAAACGCCCCGGAAAACTCCGGCAGCACAAGGAACGGCTCAGCGTGCACGTCAAGAATACGCCCAACCCTAGTAAGCCGGGCCTCAATTCGCTTGATGATCGGGTCTATGTCCCGGTAATCATCCGCAGCACAAGCGCTACTAGTAAACACGTTTTCGATAACTGACACTAACGGCAGGTCGACCCCAGTAGAAGTAATGTTAGTTTCTATGGCGTCTGAAATAATTTTTCCAACACTTGACACTTCATACTGCCGCGTCTCAACCTCACCGGGTCTATGAATACGCACGTTCAGCTTTGATATGCCCTCCACCGGAGGGTCCATCCACGCTATAACATGCGCCGTTATTCCGTTAGCGCCTCCAACTTGGTAGTATTTGGTTGGATGGATTAACTGAAGATGGCAGGTTTCCCCGTCAAAAAAGGCTTCAATTACGCCCTGCCCAAATCGACTTACATCTATTTGCCTGGCGTGCTGAAGAAGCCAATATCTATTACGGTTTAAAAATTCGTTTAGATATTTCTGCTCCGGAGCGTCAGGCTGCTCTGATATACTTGCCTTAGGCGTTTCACCGAAAAGGAAGTCAGCCCACAGGGTAGAAAGTCTTTTATGGAAATTGAATATTGAAATTATTTTATTATATTCTGCGGTATGATCGCTGAACAGGTGAAGCAGCGCAAGATACACCTTTTGGTGATCACCCATGAAAAGCTGTTCGTTTTGGATGCACCGGGTGATTCTATCTACCTCACTGGAAGGCGGCCACGGCTGCCCTTTGGTCAAAGCAGCTTCTAAATCGTTGATCATTGAATTAACCTCATCTGCCTTAGAACTTTCATCGCTTCTCTTCCGATATACCTTGAGCAGTCAACCGCGTGATCAGGAGCACCCGATCCCCCCTTGAGGTACATGTCTACGCCGCGGGCCTGGGCCTTTTCGTCCCAGACAAGATCCCGGAAACCCTTAATCGTGGCTTCGCAAGAAGCATGTATCTTCAGCCTTCCAGCCGCCAGCATGGACATTAAGTCTTCAATTCCCGGAGTCACCGCGTTTTCAGCCTGAGCAACCCTATTCAATTGTGGGTATTTGCACCTACGCAAAACATTTCTAAATTCCGGCTCTTCCGGAGGTACCAAGACCTTTTCAGGGTATTTAATCGACCCTCCGACACGGCATAGTTCAGCCATATCTGCGATGTATTCTTGGTTGGTTTTCTGCCGACCCATCTTAACGCTGTCCCAGTTTATTTCACGGATGCAGTACCACACCCCGCCGGACAGGCCCCAAATCTGGGCTACAAACGGGTTGGTTATGCCATAGTCCAGGCCTAAATAATAAAGTGTGAAGCTGTCCGGCAGTTTGTCAACCACATAACCGAAGTCCGGGCCATCCTCAAAGAAGGGAAACACCCTACCTTCAGCGGCCACCCAGTCGCCATCAATGAACCGGCGGTATAAGACCGAACCCCTTGGATACTTCTTTTTAAGGGAGGCCACATAGGACGGGTCCAAGAAGACGTTATCGTCCAGCTTGAACTGCCAGGCCCGCAGTTCGGTCCTGCCGTCCGGCCCTACCCCCAGCTCTTCTTCACGATCAATCAGCTTTTTCACAAAGTGGTTGGGATTACCAGGGTTAAACGTCCCTACAAAAATCGCCCCGTTATCGGACAACCTGGTATCAAGCATTTCCCAAAAGCGCTGTGGCCAGGTTAGAATCTCATCCCCGAACGCCCCAACCAAGGATTGACCCTGTATTCGATCTACCGCGCCTTCGTTTGTCGCGCCCTCCACCCAGCACTGCCTGCCGAAGACAGTTAGGGTTTTTGTGCCGCGGTTGTAGATGATATGCCCTGGAAATTTGTGTTGCAGTGGTGTAATGAAATTCCGTTGAAGCGCCGTTAAGGTCTTGCCTATAATTTGGATGTTTCCCGGCGGCAAGGCATGGATGGCTTTTAGGAGACACCACTGTTGCACTTCGGTCTTCCCGCTCCGAACCGAACCATACATGAAAGTTTGCCGCGTATCAAGAAAGCTATTATAGACCTCAGCCTGACGCGGGAGGAACTTCAGACTTTGCGCACTCATCGACTACCTTTATTAGCCCTGCCAACAACACCGCTTCTTTATCATCTGTCGGGTTTAACATCTGTCGTTTGTCTTCGATAATACCATAAGCAACCGCCAAATCGCGAAGCTTTTTAACGTCGTTAACAGTCGGCAAAAGCTCTTCGATTTTCTTAAACCAAGCATCGTTTAACGCTATTCTTCGTTCGCGGTTGTATTCAATTGTCGCACCTGCAGCCCGTCTAAGCTTCGGTCTTCCCTTTACTGTGCCTGGCAGCCCCATCTGGTTTACCAATTGGCTGACATAAGGCTGTGATACGCCAAGTTTTTCTGCTATTTCACGCTGTGAACGCCCATCATTATACATCGACGTTACGGTTTTCAGGTCTTCATCTGTGAGGATGTATTGATGTCTGGGCATAGGTCATCATTATAAAACCAAAATTATAATCATTAAAAAAAAAAAGATTTAGGTCGTGTCGGGAGACACGCCGTTCAGCTTATATCCGTTGATAGCAAGCTGGTCGCCGTCGACCTGGATACCGCCCGCGTTCTTGGCCACGATAAGCATAGCCTCAGTCGCATCTGCAACGGCCTTGCACGCGGCCCGCAGATTCTTCATCACATGGTCGCCGTCTTCCTCAGTCCATCCCGCTGCCTTCCCGGAGGACTGGGACTCAATCATATAAGACTGCAGCCTGATCATCATTTCGTTGTACTGCTTTACTGCAGCGTCTCCCATTTCCTTCAGCACCTTGATAGTGGTGTTGCTAACTTCCTCATAAGTCTTGCCCAATTCGCTCACCTCTCCTATATCTGATGCCTTTTTCTGAACTCACTTATAGCCGCAGCGTCGTCTCCGGCTATCCACCTCCCATCATCATATATGATCGGGGCGCATAATGAAAACACGCCAGCATCACACCGAAGATACACAATGTTTTCCGGCACAGCCAAATCACGCTCCTCAAATGGGATTTGTCGCCTAGTCAGGCCCGCAGTAATCTCATGGCACACCGGACACTCTTTAGTGGTGAATATTAATATTGACATAAATATATACCTCCATAGTTTTTAATACGCGCTTCGCACCCGGCCATACTTCCTCTTACCCGCCAATTGGCGGCTTCATTGTTTTCTGGCCGGAACTCTTACGCGAAGCGAACCCGCGATTACGCGGCTTATTATTCCGCCGGAAGACGTAAGGCC